CGCGGCGGTGAATGTCAGTATCCGCACGGCACTTATCACATGGAAAACGTGACGGCATTTCATCATGCGCCCGGCGTGATCCGCGTCTGCTGGCACTGCGATAACACACTGCGCGGCCAGTTCACCGAGCGCCTGGCGGGCATCGCCCGGACGAACCTGGCGCAGTGGCTCATTGAGTTCGTACGAATGGCGCAGGGCTTTGATGATACCCACCAACTGACGATCCCGGAGCTGTGCTGGTGGCTGGTGCGTAACGATCTGGCTGACGTTATTCCCGAAGAGCTGGCGCGTCATGCATTGCGCCTGCCGGTGGCTACCATTCCTTCGGTGTATCGCGAAAGCGAGCTGGTACCGGCACCGGCGGCCACCAGCATCATTGAGGAAAAGGCGAAGCAGGTTCTGGCGCTGCGCATCGATCCTGAGTCGCCGGAGTCGTTTATGCGACGCCCGAAGCGTAAGCGATGGGAAAACGACACATATACCCGCTGGGCGAAGCAGCAGCCTTGTGCGTGCTGCGGCATCCAGGCAGATGATCCTCATCACGTCATTGGCTACGGTCAGGGCGGTATGGGAACCAAGGCGCATGACCTGTTCGTGATACCGCTGTGCAGAGCGCATCACGACGAGTTACACGCTGACATGAAGGCGTTTGAAGAAAAATATGGCACGCAGCCCGAGCTGCTGCTGAAGACATTAGACCGCGCGCTGGCGATCGGCGTTCTGGCGTAACTTAGTGGAGGGAGTTGATGCGTGATATTCAAAAGGTTCTTGAATTATGGGGTGGATGGGCTTCATGCGACAGCTCGGGAGTGGACTATTCCCCTATAGCTGCTGGATTTAAAGGGCTTTTACCTCAAACAAAAAAATCACGTCCTATGTGCACTGACGACGATGCATTGATAATTGAGAGTTGTCTTGGACGTCTTAAAAAGATGAAGCCTGATGAGCATGCTTTACTAGTTGCTCATTATCTTTATGGTATTTCAAAGCGCAATATTGCAAAAAAACTGAAAAAGGACGAAAAATTAATAAGAATTGAAATCCAGATAGCTGAAGGGTTTATCAATGGGTGTCTATCAGTTTTAGATATTAACCTTCAAATGGATGATTGATTTTGAATTGCCGCCGGGGGCGGCAATTATTAAAATTGCAGTTCAATGAATGCATCTTCGAAAACTGTGTTAATGAATTTCCAGCTTAATATGCCTAGTGTTGCTTCAGTTATGAATGAGTAAATTAATGGTTTGCCATTTGAGTTTGGTATGAGTTTTTTAATCTCTGGGTATTTACAAAGCACCTGAGTTTCAAAGTCATGACCCGAAAAATTATTAGAGGGGATGAAGTATTCGCGATCACCTATTAGTGTTGCGCCGTTCATGTATTTTACTGGGTGATCTCTCCGGCTCTCTCTTCCTAAAATATTGCATGTGACGGCGTCATATATGATTTGTAACTTGCATTCATCTTGTATTATTTCTGACCAGTGCAGGTCTTCACAAGATACAATGAAGTGACTAACAGGTTTTGATTCTTTAACTAAACAATATGCAAATATTGAAATTGGGTCATAAATTACATTTTCTATTGAATACGCATACCCTTTACCAAAAATAATAGTGTGCTTATTAGTTCTTCTGTCTTTATTATCCCAGTCTATTAAGCCCCTAACGGTACGATTGCCGCCCTCATTGAGGTAATCTACAATTCCAATAACTTGCTCACAACTACCTTGCCCATTTATTTTTTCTACAAGCAACTCAACCTTGTCCGAATCTTTTCCTAATATACTTTTTATGTTTTTCCTTAATTCTGAGGGTGCGATTTTTGGACCGGAACTAATGAAGGATAATAATACATTTGGGTCTATTTTAGATGATTTATTACGTATAGCAGAAAAAACACTTGAGTATATTCTTGAGTCGTTTTCATTTTCAACATATACCTGCCGTCCATTTTCAGGGTTTATTGAAATCTGTGTTACACCATCAAGAAGTTGAGAGATAGCACTATCCTTGGAGACTTTTAGCGCATTAAACTTATTGGATTTGTAATCATATTCAATGTTAAATATATTTGTGGTCGGAGATAAAGCGATTGTTGTAGGAGAGTGGGTGCTAAAGATGAACGTCATATTAAGTCGAGATTGCAATATGTTTATGCAATCATAAAAATCTATTATCATTTGAGGGTGTAAATATGCATCAGGTTCGTCGATTAGTATCAATCTTTTTCGGTGCATAACTTGATGTGAAGAGTTATATAAAGTTTCAAATGTTTTTAAAGCTAACCAGAAAATAGTTCTTTCTCCAGAAGATAAATTCGATAATGATATTTCTTGATTCGTTGATGTGAGGCATAATTGTGGTTGGTGAGCGATTTTAGCTTTTTCATTATAAATAGACGCAATGCAAAATTTGCCGCGAAATAGTTTTTTTATTATTTCATTGAGGTAGGTCTCAGGGCTTTTCTCTCCTATTATTGAGCTTAGTTTTACTGAATCAACTGCTGAAAATCCCTGATCGTCACTTTTATAGAATCGAAGGATTTTATTTAAGTCAAGACTTTGATGGTAATTTAATACTAGTTGACTAACATTTTGATTCTGATCTTTTATATTTAATTCCGCGATAGCATTGAAGAATTCATTATGGGCGCAAATTGATAACTGCATTTCTTCAAACTTCAAGTCATGGAAGCTTTTGCCAAATAAGTTCTCCGCTCTTGTAATGATGTTTTTAAAATTCACCGTTATAAATTTACCCATACTTTCATATATAGGTATGGGGATTTGTAGGGAATCGGGTAACTGTGTGTGGGTATTTAAATGAGATAGATGCAGCATTATGGCACGTGTGAAAACTTCATTTAATTCTAACCTGGAATGTGCTGAAAAGAATTCATTATCTGGATTGTTAATGTTTATGAGGTTTATATCTTGATGATCAATGATATCGCCATCCATAGTAACTTGACTTGATTGACTCAAGATACTATTTAGTAAGCGTGTTTTGCCAGAGCCATTTTTTCCAGTAATAATGCAAAGGGGGCCAGAAAAATCAAGGGGTTTTGACAAAAAGAAACCGAAATAATCGTTTGTAGAGGTTAAGGTAATCATTTTTTTCTCGTTTCATGGATTTATTGGTATCATAAAAAAAATTTGCGCGGTCCGCAATTAGTTAGATATTCTGTTAAGGATAGTCACTTCGACACAGTGCTTCAGTATCAAAATCCCTCTCCGGCGGGCTTCGTTTTTAAGAAAACTCTAACCATGGTCAAGAAACGTGAGAAAACAGTGTAAATCTGGTCGAGTACTCACGTGGACATAAAAGTAATGGAAAAGACGTTCCGCATAACTCTGTGTTTGGGGTGGCATCCTATTAGCGCATCAAACAGTCTCAAGATGATCCGGAACACCGGAACACCGGAGCAGCCACTGCAGAGTGTGGCAAATTGCGTTGTGCAAAAAGCATCTTCAGTTGCCTTTTACAGAGTGTGATACATATCAGGTTAATGAAAAATGAATGTTCAGCTGCAGGGGCAGGTTTCCGCTTTTGGCTATCTTTAAAGTGAATAAAAGAGTGCTTCTAGTAGTAATACTCGGGTGAGCGCGACAATCACAGTAATGGCCAAACTCTCACCTATGACCAGCGACGCCAACCGCTGGTCTTTTTTTATCCGCCATTAGCTCAACTGGAAAGAGCACGGAGCTTCTACCTCTGTGGTTCGGGGTTCGAGTCCTCGATGGCGGACCATTGACTGAACGGATGTATTGGAATTAACGTATTGATGTGGTGAATCCCCCTGTGCGGTGGGGCAATCCAGCATCTGCACATATGCATCGCGGGTTCTGTGTGCTGGCGCAGGCTCACCGGGAGGCACCCGGCACCACAGTTTATCCAATAAGGCTGCACCGTTCTGAGGCTTTTAAGCTGCTTTAATCTCTGTCTCAATCAAACGGAACTTCAACTATGAGAGAAGGATTTTACTGGGTAAGCCATAACGGTATTGTGCAGGTGGCTTACTACACCGATGAGCCGGTTGATGACATCGTGACCGGTACTATAGTTTCAGGCATATGGCACATGACCCGTGGTGACGACTTGTGCAACAACGGTGAAGTCGAGGTCCTACAAGGCCCACTTGAGCCGCCACTCTAAATTCTACGTCTTTTTGAGGCTCCCTTACGGGGGCCTTTTTTATTTCCCCTCATCTGAGAGGATCCACAGCAATGACGAGGGGGCTAAATGTCCGAACCTGTATCCGGGTCTGTTGCAGCGGCGAGCGCCTTAACCGGTGCCAGCCTGTATGGACTGCTGACCGGCACTGATTATGGTGTCGTGTTCGGCGCGTTCGCTGGTGCCGTTTTCTATGTGGCCACCGCGGCAGATCTTACGATTATCCGCCGATCTGCATACTTCATCGTTTCCTACTTTGCTGGGGTATACGGTTCAGGGCTGGTGGGATCCATTCTCGCCAGTATGACCAGCTACAACGACAAGCCGCTTGATGCGCTGGGCGCGGTGCTCCTGTCCGCCGTTGCTATCAAGACACTCACGTTTTTCAGTGAGCAGGATCCGCTGACGCTATTGCAAAGGTGGAGAGGAGGAACCAATGGTAATAAGTGATCCTCTGGTGCTGACCAATGTAATGACATGCACCGCGATTGTTCTGCGCCTGATGATGTTCCGTAAGCCGGGCGGAAAACATAACTGGTGGGCGTCCTGGCTTGCGTACCTGATCATACTGGCATACGCCTCCGTCCCGTTCCGCTTCCTGTTCGATTTCTATTTCCACGCCCACTGGGCAACCGTCACCATCAACTTAATCATCTGCGCCGCCGTGTTCAGGGCACGGGGTAATGTGGCGCGGCTGTTCTACGTTCTGAGGCCAGAGTGATGCAGACATTAAATACGCAGCGCAAAGCGTTTCTGGATATGCTGGCCTGGTCAGAAGGCACCGACAAGCCCGGACAACCCACCCGCAATCGCGGTTATGACGTGATTGTGGGTGGTTCGCTGTTTACCAGCTATGCCGATCACCCCCGCAAACTGGTTACGCTTAACCCGAAACTAAAATCCACGGCCGCCGGTCGCTATCAGCTCCTGTCCCGTTACTGGGATGCGTACCGCATACAGCTCGGCCTGAAGGATTTCTCCCCTGCCAGTCAGGATGCAGTGGCACTTCAGCAAATAAAAGAGCGTGGAGCACTACCGCTCATTGATAAGGGTGACATTCGGCAGGCCATCGACCGTTGCAGCAATATCTGGGCATCTCTTCCCGGGGCGGGTTACGGCCAGTTCGAACATAAGGCCGATAACCTGATCGCCAGGTTCAAAGCTGCTGGTGGTAAAGTCAGCGAGCCAACATCATGATCGAAACCTTCACAGTGCTGGGGAAAAAGTTCTGGCTGCCCTTGCTGGTTGCCGCAGTGATAGGTGCGCAGGCGTTCTTCGTTAACCACTTCCGCGATAACGCTGTTACCTACAAAGATCAGCGTGACAAGGCCACCAGCGCGCTAAACCTGACGAAAGAAACAATTAACGACATGCAGACGCGCCTGCGTGACGTGGCCGCACTGGATGCAAAATACACCGGAGATCTGGAAGATGCTAAAGCCACTATTACTCAGCTTGAGCGGGATGTTGCTGCTGGGCGTAAGCGGCTGCAAGTCAACGCAGGATGTACCGCGAACGGACAGGCCAGCACCGGCAGCATGGGCGATGCTTCCACCGCCAGACTTACTGAATCCGCTGAGCGGGATTATTTCACCCTCAGAGAGCGAATCGAAGTTGTGACCAGACAGGTCAGCTACTTGCAAGACTACATCAGGCAGCAGTGCCTTAAATGAACCCTGTAAAGATGGTGATGGCAACCCCTGCGGCCTACCTTTAGTTGTTCGTATTGATCAGCCACCATCACGCATACAGTCACTTCTCCTGTAACCGGTGACTAATCACCGCAATCCTGTAGAGGTGAACTACGGCAGCAGAACAAAAAGAACAACAGCAGCGCATCCAGGCCGCATTACATGAAGCGGCATTATCTCTGGCTAAGACGCCAAGCGTAAGCGCTGATACTATTTCCTGACGCGTTCAGCGTCTGAAGGAAACATTGGAAGGTGTCGTGTATCCGGATGTAACTGCCGAAACCGATAGCAAAGAAACCAAGTGAATATTATCGAAGCCACAACACGTGGCTTCTGTAATGCTTACTTGATGCCCCCATTTCTTACTATATCTATGCCCTCATGGGTAATCTTTGTATGAGCTAGTTGAATCTGCTGAGTTAGGGACCCGTCATCATTCTCAATAGGAATCATCTTTGTTTCTAAATAACCTTCGCCTTCCAGATAAGCGAACTGCTTAGACAAATGATCCCCGTCGGTAATCCCGGCAGCAACATTATCAAATGACTTATAAGACATCCTTGACGGGTAATCGTTGGAAAGCTCGGTCAGGATCTTATTACACAAATCTTTATCAACCTGCATACATCCTCCAAATTCAATTACGTGTTTCAGAGGACAGGATAATGCAGAAGAATCAAACAGAGAAGGTGATTATGGCGAGGCCGACTAAGTATCAGGAGGCGTATGCAGAGCAGAGCTAACTCACATCCGCGAGGAGCAAATCAAATCTCAGCAGCAGGTGATCGCAGAGATTAAGTCAATCTACCGCAACGCTAAAGGGTAACTGGACAACCCGCACGAAGATTCAAGATCAACAACACAGCATTATCAGCCTCGCCATGTGCGGGGCTTTTTTATTGGGGCATGACAAACCCCATGAAGAACTGCCACCCGAAATGGCAGAGCATGACCACAAACACACCGAACCCTAACCTGTGAAATGAGCCTTTGGAGACGTCAGTTTAGTGCTGGCGAGCCTTCGGTGGGCTGGCGTTTCATTTCGGCAAAGGTTCATCTCACAAGTACGGAGTACGCTATGAATGATGCAGTGTTAGTTCAAGAATTCGACTTCTCAAAAATGGTAATGGCAATTCAGGGAAAGGCTTTTACGACCAGCCAAAAGATTGCTGATTACTTCGGCAAGCGCCATGACAACGTACTTCGAAAAATCAGGCAGGTGAAGTCAGAATGTCCGCCAGAATTCGCCGTCCTCAATTTTGAGGAGGCTGATTTTATTGATAAAAATGGCGATGCACAGCCAATGTTCAAACTGACAAAGGACGGTTACATGCTGGTCGTCATGGGCTTCACTGGTGCTGCGGCCACGCTAATCAAGGTGAGATACATTCAGGCGTTTAACTGGATGGCTGACCAGTTGACTCGTTGGCATGAAATGGGGGAGCAGGCCCAGCACCGACACGCGCTGAAGGTTGCTAAGTCAGAGGTGAAGGCGCGCATAGGGAGCAAGATGATGAATGCCAGAAGGCGAGAGAAGAAGCTTCTCGCGCTGGAGTTTGACCAGATCCTCTCCCTGACACAGCCAAAGCTGATTTTTACTGAATAGCACCTAAGGACAGAAACGTCCTTTGAGAGCCTCTTTCACAACGGCTCTCCATTACAAAGCGTCTCACCCGGGGCGCTTGATAATGGCATCCATGCCTTTTGGTAAACCCTAAAGCGCAGAGAATATTTGCAGAAGAAAGCTTATTGCTATCAATGATAGTCCACACGTCTGGCCTACCTTACGGCGTTTATTACGAGCATTAACGAACGCTACATCATCATCTCCGCCACATTGCGCGAGAGGATAAGGTTCTAGCCCAAAAGTGAAGGCGGCAGAGATGAGAGAGCCGACAAGCCCCACAATAGCAGAAACCAACTGAATATCTGATGGCGACATAGAAAACCCCTTTTCGTGGCGTATGAGAAAGACTTCATTATTTTAATACACCATTTATAAGGCGATGAAAAGATTGACGAATTCGTCAATAGCACCTTTTGACATCACTATGTGTAGACCCGTCTTAATGGCTATCGCGGATAAATCGTAAATATACCCTGTAGGGGATAAAACACAGCCTCGCTCATGCGGGGCTTTTTTGTGAGCAGAATAACCAGTGAGCAGCCCTAGGTGCTTTACAGCAGAGCGACTGATGATGTTTTCGACTCTGCACAACACGGTTAGCCACGCTGTGAAGCGTCGCGAAGCTGGCCCCTAACCAAAAGGTAAATCAATGAGCGAAGCAAAACCGCAGGACGGCAGCACCGTTAAGGGCTACCGCACACTAACCCCTGGCGATATTGAGCGAATGAACCGCCTAAAAGGTGTCAGCCGACACTTTTGCAGCCTGCTCGATACAGAACGCGGGGAGTTGCAGGCGGTCCGTAATGGTCCCGCGATGCTAAGCGCTGAGCAGGCGCGCGAGATTGATGATGCCTTACGCAGTCTATCGATCGCGCGCACCAAAATGCAGGAAGCATGCATGTGGGCTTGTCGCGCTGTTGCCCGGCCTGACGACGACTGCTAAGGCATTACAGCAGGTATTCACTGAGTGCCTGTGATAATGCTACATTACCCTCTGAAATGGGGAGGGTATATGGCTATTTTGGAAACTATGGTATCGGTGGCATCAGGTGGTTTTTTTGCTTTATTAGGCGGTTGGTTAACATATAAATACAATTCACGGGCTATCAAAGAAAATAGAAATTTTGAAAAATGGAAATCAAATCGAGATCTTTATTTATCTAAAGGGCAAGAGCTTTGTGATTTATTAGGGCAATGGGTAATCGCATCTTCAAAGCTAACTACTATGTATAATTTTCGCGCAAGGGGAGTGTACAACCGCGAACAATTTAATGAGCGAGTCAAAAATATAGAAACGGAGGGGGTAATCCCACGGATGTTATCATTAGTTGACATATACTTCCCTGAGTCTTCGAACAGCCTTTTGTCGTTACAGAGAACAATAGTGGACGCTCATACTTATTATGTTAGTAATTTTAAGGATGGGGCGGATAATACAAGGGTTATAGAGGTGCTCGACACTGCAATGATAAATTTTGCAAAGCATAGTGAGATGTTTAAGAAAGAATTGGTTAATGAGATAAAGCGACACATTTCATAGTGCCGCTGCTGGCCTTTTTGTTGTAGTACGCAAAGCCACTCGCACCCGCTGGTGGCTTTTTTATTGGAGTGAATATGCCTTCAGCAATACCGAGAGCATGTCGTAAGCGCGGCTGTTCAGGCACGACAACGGACCGGTCAGGTTACTGTGAAGCACACCGCAATGAAGGCTGGCAACAGCATCAGCGGGGGCTTAGCCGCCACCAACGCGGCTATGGCAGTAAGTGGGACATCATCCGGGCGCACATCCTTAAGCGTGACCGTCACATCTGTCAGGAGTGCCTGCGCAATGGCAGGCCGAGTCCGGCTGAGACTGTCGACCATATCAAACCCAAAGCTCACGGCGGCACTGACGACGACAGCAATTTAAGATCGTTATGCTGGCCATGCCATAAACGCAAGACGGCAACGGAGCGAACCCGATGAGCTATATGCGTTGCATTTACTGCGGCTCGACGCTGCACACCGTAGCGAACTGCCCAAAGACATGGGGAGGCTCAGCCCGCCGTGCGAACCTACGCTGCGGTTACTGCGGCCAATCAGGCCATAACTCCAGCGCCTGCCCGCACAATGCCAGCAGCGCGCGGCGCCGCAACCTCAACGATGACTTCCATCTCGACTGATGAAATGCAAAATGATTTCAAATGCAATCATTTTGATGTGAATGATATTAATTCTCATCAACGGGGAGGGCGGGTAAAAAGTTCAAGCCCCTGCCTGCTAAGGACCGCCGCCTCAGTCAGATTTTTACACCCGCGAAATATAAAAATTATCCGGAGCG